TAATGTTACTTGTGATGAAAGGCTAACGGTGATAGCGTGGACTTCAAACAACAATGTGGATTCACCAGACGAAAGAGCGGACTTTACACTCCAAATCACCGATATTGTGTGGATTTCGGTGTAGGATTTAAGACAGAATGGGAGGTCACTCTTACAGATGCTAAGACTGGAAGAGTCAAATTGCATCTTCCTTGGCATAAGAACACTATTCTTGATGCTGGATTGAATAGAAGATTGACTGCGACAACCTATTTTATGTATAATAATGGGTCACAGTATGTGCCTGGCTTGTTTCCATATATTGCTATTGGGACCGGGGCAACAGAACCTGCAACAACTGATACACAGCTTGTTACAGAGATTTCAAGAAAGATTTATAATGTGTCTCTCTGTTCATATTCTGCTTCTGTTGCTGCAGCACCATACTTTATTGTTGCCGCTCAATGGGGAACATCAGAGGGAAATGGTGACCTGAAAGAAGTGGCGCTTTGTGAGTCGTCAGCTTCAGGTATTCTTTGGAGCAGGAATCTTTTCCGTGATGCTGGTGGAAATCCTATAACTGTAACAAAGACAACTTCTGATATTCTTACTGTAAAATGTAAAACAACAGTTCAAAGAGCTTCTGAGACCCCTTATTCAACAACTCTTGATGGGAGAACTGTTAAGGGTGTAATTCTAAATACTGGTTTGGCATATGCTGCTTGTGGATCATCGAGTTATAGTTGGTGGGGAACCTCTCCATCTTGGTATGCAGCAACAGACAATACTGATCCTGCAATAACTCAGACAACTTATTTAGGGACTAATCTTGGGTTAGTTCAGTCCATGGTTTGGGCTTCAGCTCATGATGGACCCTCTGGAGGCTTTTATCGAGAAGGGGTTGTCAAGTGGCTAAGTTATCAAGGCAATGGAAGTATTGGTGAGATAGTCGGAGACATATCTAGCAACGGTTATGTTCTCAGATCACGTCACACATTTGATGCTGCTATGGTAAAGGATGACACAAAACAACTTGAGATAACACTTCGTGTTACTCTTTCGAGGGTGTAATGGCTGTCCCACAGAGTAACTCATGGGCTAACATTGGAGAAGTTGGGAATGCAGAGTGGGAAACTTTTACTCTGCCTCAACTTCCAATACCTGTGACTGAACAGGATTCCCAATTTATATCTAGGCCAGTTAAGATACCTTGGGATGTTAGTGAATGGGATTTGCTTTTCCGAGAGATAGTCCTTGAGTCATACCAAGCTGGTAGCACTTATCAAATCCATGTAGAGCTTCAGCTTGAAGACTCTGATGTCTGGTCTGATTTTTCATATGGAACAGTTTATGACTATGAAGACAAAGTCAAGTATATCAGATATATTCTTGATATACATACTGAAATCCAGATAGAGAGTCCAATATTTGACTTTGTCGGTCATGATCTGGAAAATGAGAGGTTCGCAACTATGTTTACACAGCCGTATCCAAGACTAGAAAGTGCCTATATATCGAACTCCGCCCCAACGACAGCTTATGGAGTTTCTGATCCAGAGGTTCTAAACATCAGTCTTGATGCTGCTGGCACAGCAGAGAAGAGAAGTCTAATCATGTTCCCTCTTGATAAGTATGATGCGAAGTGGGACCTTGATGATGTATGGTTTGAATTCCATTCTCTACTTACTGATATTGATGTAAACATAGCTGTGTATTGGATAACTTCAGATTGGGACCAAGATCAAGTTACATGGAACAATCGTAAAACAGGAATAGCTTGGACAACTCCTGGTGGAGACAAAGATGTTGATCCACTATTTGAGTTTACAATTGATGGAGCAGGATGGGTAAAAGATGTCGGAAGAACAATCAGTGAACTTCGTCTTGCTGTAAAGGAAGCTATAGCAGGAATAAGACCTTACTATGGTTTCATGTTTGTGGCAACTGAACTTGATACTGAACAACAGCTTAGATCGACAAGGTGTGATGACACTGATGAGGACAATCGACGAAACCCTCAGTTGATAATGCAGACAACAGATAACTATGTGAAGTTGACACAGCCATTGACTGAGAACCCATTGGCCTCAGAGTTCAGAGTATTTAAGGCAGATTATACTTTGGCAGCTAGTGAGCAGGTTCCTCCTTATACTCTTGCTACAGGAATACCTAGACTCAAAAACTATGTTGATGTTACTGACCTTGTTGTTGAATATGCAATAGAGCAGAGTCGGTCAGATATGGCTGACACTTTGACACTTGATGTCATAGATGATGAGACTGGTCTATATACCAACTATTGGAATCCAATGGATGTTGTTGTCATCTATGAGAGGGTTAGTGGAGTAACTACTCAGAACTGCTTTATCAAGAAGGGGACTTTTGTTATTGACTCTGATCCTGAAGATGTAGAATCTTCAATTCCATCTATGCGAATAACCGCTCGGAATTGCGCAAAATATGGACTTCTAACTGCGTGCTCAGGTAAATGGGAAGCAGGTCTAATAGAAGTAGCAGAGTGCGAGCTTACTCTTGTAGAGTCGACAGGAGATTTTAGGATATACAAGCATCTTCTTGCTAGTGGGGAGTATTCCTATAATTGGAATCAAAATATTCCTCCTGGTGTTTATACATATGATTCTCAAAATAATAAATCTGCTTTTACTCTGAAAGATGGTGTATTATTTGCTGTCTATGGAGAGGGAGCAATTTATATGAGCACACAGGCATATAACACTTCAGTTGCTGAAGGTGGATTCGGTTCTCCTGCTCACATATATTTGACCTATACAAGATGGAAGACTCCAGTTGATGACTCTGAGGACTGTAATGCTCTTCATCAGGTTATAAATGATGTTCTACAAGATGCAGGATATCAGCATGTTGATTCTTCTGCTGTAAACTATATCAAGAACTGTCTTCCTGTTCTCACAGATTTTGTCTTTGATAGAGTCTACAACTATGTCTATACAGGCCGGACATATGGTGGCCCAATGGAATATATAGATATAACAGGGACTACTGGAGACCCCAAAGTTCAGCAAGAATCTGACACTCCTAAGAGTTATGATCCTGACATGGTTGCTATGGTAGCACCAGGAGAGATGCTGTATTTCATGCTCTCTAACCTTAACCATAGATTCACACATTTATTCATGAATCTTAGAACAGTTGGTGTAGGTGGAACAATTGTTTGGGAAGTGTATAATGGCTCTACTTGGGTAGCAGTTGATCCAATTCCTTCCGAGGCATATGATTTTACTACATGGGCAGACAAGGAAGCGTATCTTGATAACTGGCTTAGAAGGTGCTGGCAGGATAGTCGATGGGCTTATGAGCAAGATGATGCTGCTGCAACCTTCGAGTCGAGTGGAATAGTTGCTTTTGATGAAGCTGACTTGCAGACCTGGGTCGCTGTAGACCTCCATACTCTTGATGCTACCGTCCCAGTAACTACTGACCCTGCTGGATTCTGGATGAGAGCAAGGTGTGTAGTTGCTCCTACCTCTGCTATAGAACTGCATAGGTTCGCAGGTAAAGAACTTGTTGTTCTACCCTCAGACAATGATACTAACATTGTAAGAATATGGGACAACAAGAATCACCTTGAAGTTATTGATGATTGGCTTGGAAAGTTTGCTCCTCCGAACTACTATCTACAGATAAATGAGCATGGTGATGTAGATACTGCATATATTACACAGCAAGCCACTGCTGCTTATGAGATAATAAATGATTTCAGTGTTTCTCGTGAGAGAGATGACTCTCAGATTTATACTCAAGTAAATGTTAGACTATCTGAGAATACAGATAGGGACTCTTTGATCGACTGGGCAAAGTCGATGAATGGGGCTGTTCTGTGCTCTTCAGGATATGTTGACCCTCTAAACCCTGAAGCAGACCTTAATGTTGATTATGATTATGATCCTGGTAATGGATACACTTATAATCAGGATGATATGATTGCCAATTGTGGTGGTATATACGATCCAGACTTTGCTATAGATCAGAGTCTGACTTCTTGTGGGTTCTGGCACTTTGGAAGTGGTAAAGGAAGACCTAGTGGTGATACTAGAACAAAGCCCATGCCTGGTGATGGTAATACACCAGCTTTGACAGATCGTGATCTTTTCTTTATAACTTTGCCACAAGAAATCAAACTATATAGATTATCAGCAAGAGTTTCTGGTCACGGAATATACCCTTGCACATATAGTATATCAGTCCGTGCTGAAGCTCCAGGATCTCCTTGGGTTAATGCTTTAAGCAAGGTTTCTGGAACAAATGATATGAGAGATATAAAGAGCTTTGACTTTACACAGGATGCTGATCCAAACCTTCCTGATGTTAAGTATATTCGTTTCCATCTTGATGTTCCTGCTCCTATAAATGAGAGAAAGAGATGGAGCCACACTGCTGCTTACTCTTATTCTGTTGCCTGTATAGTCTATAACATAATAGCAGAGGGGATAGCAGCTACTGAACCTGTCTATGCTAGTGCTACTCTTGGGACTACCCCGCCGTTTAATACAGCTGCTGACAAGGCTCTAATGGATAAATATAGACTAAGAGCATTGAATATTTCTGACAAGAATGAATACCTAACTAATCTTGATGAAGCACAGGGTTATGCTCTGAATGTTCTTCGGGAGGTCTATCGACTTTATGATCCTCTTGCTGTCGGTGACATAAACCCATATGCGCAGATAGGACATACTGTTAGATACAAGAACTCTATTCTCTCTACTGACAAGGTAAATGGTTTACTTTATGTCATAGAAGAGATTAGTCATAAGCGTGGCGGAGAGGTTAATGCCCGGCTGGTTCCATATAGGGGACTTACTGGGAGCTGAAATGGGTGCTAGATAAATGAGAATAATTGGTCGCCCTAGACAGACTTTACATGATTCAATAGACACTCAGATGGAGAAGAAACTTATTGCCTCTGGTATGTTAAGTATCAGAGAAGAAGTTTCCAATCTAGCTAAGAGTCAGATTGTTATCACACAGCTTGCAGACAACCCTGACCTCTCTCCTGAAGCTAATCCTGTAACAACAGGGGACTCTGAGATTGGTGTGGATTACAGCACTGATCCTCCAACTCAAGATACAGAGTTTACCACTGGAGCAGAAAGATCTGATAATCTTGATGATTTTATGCTCCTTTTAATACCAAGAGTTACTTCTGTTGAAAGTCAAATAACTTCTCTCAAACCTTGGTATACTGTTCAATATATACCTATTGGGATAATAACCCAAATAAATATCCCACACCCGATAGTTGATGCTAAGGTATGGAAGAATGGTATTCGACTCTTTGAAGGGGCGAGTTATGACTTTACAATTTCTGGGTCTTCAGTCCTAGTTGCTGGAATAGCAAATGATAGATTTATAGTGGAATACACCACTAGCTGGGTTGGTTCATAATGACAGAAACTCAAATTCGTAAAACTCAGATTGAAGATTTACCATTTGATCCTTCAACTGGACACAGTCATGATGGAACAGCAGGTGATGGACCAAAGATACCACTTACAGGTTTGTCTGATGTTAATATAACATCTCCAGCTGATGGGTCTTCTCTTGTTTACGACAATGCTACAGGGAAGTGGATAGATGGAGCACCTTCTGGTTTGCAATCTCGAACAACTGCTGTTCTTACGACAGACTCTCTTGCTCCTCTTGCTACAGATTCAGCAAAAACAATAGCTCTTGGGAAGGCATCTTCTGTAATAAAGCTACAGACAAGTAGAGCAGCTTGGGTTCGATTCTATTCTACCCAAGCCCACCAGACTGCTGATGCTGCTAGAGCACAGACTGTAGATCCAACTGGAGAGCACGGAGTTCTCCTTGAGGTTATAACAGAATCAAGCAATCTAACTCTTGATCTTAATCCTGCTGCTCTTGTCTTCAGTCTTGATGCAGGAGTTCCGAATGATGTGTATGCTACTGTGAAGAATCTTGATACGAATACTGGAACTGTTGTTGTGACAGCAACATATATTCAGGTAGAGGGATAATATGTCTAAATCTGTTTTTTGGGCACAATCAAATAATACATCTGATGCTAATTTCCGTTTGTGGGGTAAAGGATTATCAGATGCTATGACTGCTGTTGGATTCACAAAAACAGCAGATACAGGTCAGATAGATTGGACAACAGTAGCAAAGCCTGCTGGGGCTAGCACATTTCAAGGTTATGAAATAAGAGCATTCACTGATGATTTACAGGCATCAAATCCTGTCGTTGTCAAGATTGAATTTGGCTCTGGTGCTGGTTCTGCAACATATCCAGGACTTCAAATAACAGTAGGGAGAGCTTCTGATGGTGCTGGGACTCTTGTTGGTGAGGTTACAAATGCAGCACCAGCATACAAAGGTTCCCAAGGGACAGGGTCACAGCCTTGCTTTGTTAGTGGGAGTACAGATAGAATAGAAGCTGTGCTTTATGGTGATTCAACAGCATATGCTTTTGCTTTCTGGATTGAAAGAGTTAAAGATGATACAGGGGCAGCCACAGAGCTTGGAGTTGATTTTGGTTATAAAGCAGGGGCATCAACATATCAAGTCTTCTTCCCAAAAAAAGGTCTACAATTTCCTGTGACTGCTGTTGCAGGACTTCCTTGTCTTGTCCCATATTCTGGTGGTGCATTTTCATATGTTGGTAACCTTGGTTTGTTTCCAATATATACAAATATTGGATATATAGCAAATCCGAACCTAGCTGCTATTGTATATGATTCAGCTTCAATTGTTTCTGCAGGATCAATAATTACAGTTTCGATCTTTGGAGCGAACCACGACTATGTTATCTCTCAGGTCCTAACAGGAACAATAAATGGAAACTCTACAGCAACTATCTGTATAGCTCTGAGGTATGAGTGATGGCAACTCAAGCGATCAATTGTGCTCCCTCTTGCAGCACTGATGCGTATTTCCGTGATTGGGGGAAGAAGTTATCAGATGCTATGGAAGCTGTTGGATTTACAAAAACAGCAGATACAGGTCAGATAGATTGGGCAGCAGTAGTAAAACCTCCTGCTGTTAGTACATACCAAGGATATGAAATTAGGGCATTCTCTGATGCTCTACAGGCAACAAATCCTGTGGTTGCTAGATTTGACTTTGGTTCTGCAGGAGGATCAGCAAATAATTGTGCTATAAAAATACAAGTTGGTAGGGCTACTGATGGTGCTGGTAACTTTATTGGTGAAACTGGGACTGCTTTTATCCTTGCAAATACAGGAAGTAGCACCACTACTTATAATGGGTTTGTAAGTGGCAGTTCAGGAAGAATTAACTTTGCATTGTTTGCTAATTCAGGTTACATATTCATATTCTATATAGAAAGAACAAAAGACTCTTCTGGTGCAGCAACAGCAGAAGGTGTTGATTCTATAGGAGTGTATACATCGAATCCTGCTCAGCAATACTTTCCTAGTAAAGGAGTTGGATATCCTGTTACTCTTGTAAATGGATTATGCTGTGCTTGTCCCTATTCTGGTGTTGCTACAAAGGGAAGTGATATTGGATTGTTCCCTATATTTACAAATATAGGATATGCAGATAATCCAAGTCTGGGAGCTTGTGTATATTTCACTGCAGATATTGCAGCAGAAACAGATGTGGCTCTTACAATTCTTGGTTCAAGTCACACATTCAAGACTGTTGCTGGTTCAATAGGAACAGTAAATGGCAACACATCAACAAAGAGTCTAGCGGTGAGGTATGAATAAATGTCTTATCAGATGATAATGTCTGCACCATATCAGGTTACTGATGCTGCATTCAGACTTTGGGGAAGTCGAATAACAGCAGCAATGGAAGCTGTTGGATTTACAAAGACAGCGGACACAGGGCAAATAAACTGGACAACTGTATTAGCACCAACAGGATCAGCTGAGATAATGGGCTATGAAATAAGACAATTTACTGATGGTCTTCAAGCAACAAATCCTGTTATTGTCAAACTTGAATATGGTTCTTCTGCTACAAGTAATCAAAGACCAGGAATAAGGATAACAGTAGGTAGTGCTTCTGATGGTGCAGGAGCACTAACAGGTAATGTGTCATCATATTTCTATATTGCTTCTACTGGTGGTTCCACTACAGAGTATCCTTCATATATAAGTAGTGATGGCGGAAGGATAAATATTGCATTATGGGTGACATCATCTTCAAACTCTAATGCATTTTGGATAGAAAGATTTAAGGATACTGATGGGACTCCAAATGCTAATGGTGTGAATATCTGCTCTGCATTTAGCACCAATAGTAGGACTACTGCCTCTACAGCACAAACACTACCTGCTGCTGCTGTAGCATATCCTGCATCACCAATAAGATTTCAGTGTGCGATAACTTCTATTGGTGCAACATACAATGAAAATATAGGTCTCTTCCCTGTATACCCAAATCAGGGTTATGCAGGAAATCCTGATCTTGGAGGACTGGTTTTCAATTCTGCAGAGATGAGTGCTGCAGGAACATTCATGACTATTAGTATTTATGGGTCAAGTCATGTTTTTGTTGTTGTTGAATCATTAAACACTTCAGTTAATGCTGTAACATCAGCATGCAATTTATTAGTTAGGTGTGAATGATGGCATATAAATGTGATGGTAGTGATGCTGCAAATAAGATGCCGAAGTATAAAAGAACTAAGACAGGAGCAGGGCTAAACTACTCTTTTCTTATTCAGACAGTCCGAATAATTAACACAGGAGTTAGAATAACAGGAGGTGGTGGAACAGTAAGGCCAGCAACTGGACAGATACTTCCTCGCGGAAGTTAAACTCCTGTTGAGTTGTTTTGCTAGTATAATAGACTAGATTCTTCATTGGAGACGATATGAACAGCGCTGAACTTATAGCTTTGGGAGGAGTGGCAGGGACAATACTTTCACAAGTATTGGGCTTTGTTGTTAATCGCTATAAAGTATCAAAAGGTTCTGAAATCTCTGATAAGAAACTGGAGTTAGACTGGACAAAAGAGTTCAACACTGCTACTGCTGCTTTCCGAGCAGAGCTTCACGGAACTATCAAAGAACTTCGACAGGAAGTGTCTGACCTAAGAGATGATGTTGACAAACTCCGAACAGATAAGATGAATCTGGAGGAGGAAGTCACTCGACTCCGAGGGAGGAATGAATCTCAAAATGAAGAGATAGCAAGACTGAGCAAACAAAATACCTCCCTCAAGAATGAGAATGAGAAATTAGAACTTCGAGTCAGAGAACTCGAAAGAAAGCAAGGTGAGTAATGTCTTCACTCAACAAGTTCCTTATGGCTATTGTCAAACCTCTTGTCGTTGCCAAACTCTCACATATTGCCAGCGACATCACTCCTGAGGACATAGAGGCCAAGTTAGACCTCGATGGGTTCTTCCACAAGCTGGAATCTGACCCGAAGTATGCGGAACTGGCCCCGTTCCTTGCTCAACTTGAGGCTCAAGGTGAAGAGGCTCAAAAGCAGATCGCATTGCTGCTTGATGCAGTGCTCGATCTGCTTGTCGTCTACGTCGCTGAGAAACTCTGAGAGGAGGTGATCATCAGTGGAATGGTGGGAAGCATTCGTAAAGTTCTTGGCTGATCCGAATGCGCAGGTTCTTCTTACAGTCGCTGGACTCGGTGTCTTTTTGAAGGTTCTGCTCGTTCCTGCAGTCAAGATGTTTGCAGAGTATGTCTACCCAAAGAAGGCTCTATCAGGACTATCAACTGTTATAGTAGTTCACATCTGTGCTCTACTCACAGTGATAGTTGCCACTAAGGCTACTCATCAAGTAGTCGCTTTGGGTCCACTTCTTCTCGTTGCTTGGGCAGCTACAAAAGACGCACTGGGATTGCAGCAACAAACTACTGCTCTCTTGCGTTCTAAGAAGCTGTAACGACTTTATGCGGTTAGAGACAAAGAAAACCCTGGAGTTTAGCTGCTCCAGGGTTTTCCTCGCTTTCCCTCGGTTTTACCCGCTTGCCT